ACAAGCGAAAGGCTTATCCAGAAATGGGTAGGTCTTTTTTTTTTTGACCGAATACCACAAACGCAGGCTCGAAAGAATACCTGGCTAAGTGGCTCGTGGAGAAGTAAATGAGTAACAACCTACCAACAGCAGTACAAAAACAGATTGACGCAGCAGCAGCAGCACAGCAAGGACTAGAAGGGAATACCGAGAAGCCCGATCAAGCACCGGCTCCCATAGAAGTAGTTGAGCAGCCGCAGTCGCAACGCCAAGAGGAAAAGCTAGCAGAACCCGTTCAAGAAGCGAAACAGCCAGCTGAGGATAAAGAAAACGATCCTCAATACTGGAAAGCGCGACATGACGTACTCCAAGGCAAATACAACAAGGAAGTACCAGCATTAAGTAGTGATATCCGTGAATTGAAAAGGACCATTGAAGAATTAAACCGAAAACCTGAACCGGAGAAATCTTATCTTTCAGATGAAGAAAGAGAGGAATACGGGGACGTAGCAACAATGATGGAACGTATAGCAAAGCAGGCAGCTAAAGACGCTACAGATCCAGTCAAGGAAACCAGCCAGCAAGCAAGTCAACAACTCTATTACAGAGATTTAGACGGCTTGGCTGAGGGTTGGGCAAAGACAAATGGAGAACCAGGGTTTAACGAGTGGCTCGACGAAACGGAATCAATGTCAGGAAGAACACGGCGCGAATTACTAAATGATGCTTTCTCAAGTGGCAATGCAGAGCGTACAGCAATGTTTTTCAACGCTTACGGTAGCGCACCAAATAAAGAGGCTGATGCAAACCGCGACCCCGATCAACCTAAGCCATTACCAAAACCCGCGAAGGGTGAAGAGTTATCAACTGATCCTGTGACCGATAGATATACCGGCGCACAGATCAAGCAGTTTTATGACGACAAGGTGGCGGGTAAGTATCGAGGACGCGAGGAAGAAGCAAAGGCCATTGAGCAACAAATCTTCGCGAGCCAATAACGGCTCATAAGGAACAATCATGGTAGCAAGAGCAGCAGGCGTACCGAATATCGGTACAGGTTCAGATAGTAACTTTATACCTTCTATCTGGTCAGGAAAATTAGTAGAGAAATTCTACTTATCAACAGTGTTTGCGGAAATAAGTAATACGGACTATGAAGGCGAAATTAGCGGCATGGGCGCGGAAGTAAATATCCGTACAACGCCAACTATCGCTATCAAAGACTATGTTATCGGTGGGGGCATTCAGTACGAGCGTCCAACATCATCTGCATTAAAGCTATTAATCGACAAAGCTAAGAGTTTTGGTTTTGAAGTTAATAAAATTGATGCGTATCAATCTGACATTCAGTTGATGGATAACTGGTCTGGTGATGCCGGTGAACAAATGAAGATCGCTATTGATAGCACTATCTTAAGTGATGTGTATGTAGATGTAGCGGCATCTAACGCAGGTGCCTCAGCCGGTAAATTGTCAAAAGATATTAACTTAGGTTCGACCGGTAGTCCGATCCAGCTTACTAAGACCAATATCCTAGATTATCTTATCGATCACGGTACGGTTTTAGATGAAACCAACACGCCAGAAGAAGGCCGTTGGTTACTTCTTCCATCATGGGCAGCAGGCATGATGAAAAAATCAGATCTTAAAGATGCTTCACTTACGGGTGATGGCACATCAGTTATGCGTAATGGTCGTCTAGGCATGATTGACCGCTTTACGTTATACCAAAGCAACAACCTATCAACAGTAGTTGACGGGGCTAATCGTGTTACTAACATCATGTCGGGCCACAAGTCTGGTTTGACGTTCGCGGCGCAGATGACGGACATGGAAACGCTTAAAAACCCAAATGACTTTGGTGATTTAGTGCGTGGCTTGAACGTCTTTGGCTACAAGGTTGTTAATCCAGAGTCTATGACTCACGGTCAAATCTACAAGTAACCAACAATGGGGCGGCTTAGGTCGTCCCTTTTTTGATCTTGACTACATAATTTAGGAGTAAGACGAATGTCTACTATTGATAAAACTAATCAACAAGTCGGCGGCGTCCACGGTGGCGCACGTAATCTTGTTGTTATTTCAAACATAATCAACTTTAACGATAACAGTGTTTCGGCAGCCGATGTTGTACAGGCATTAGCTATTGGTGCCGGTGATGTTATTTTACGCACAACTGTCAATGTAACCACGGTAGAAGGTGCAGTATTGACCTTTGACTTAGGTGATGGAACGGATCCAAACGGCTACATGGATGGTGTTGACGGTAACGTTTCTGGCATTACAGGTAGTGAGCTAACACTAGTTGAAGCGGCACCTAATACCATATCAGCTTATTCAGGCGGCAAGCTCTATACCGTTGCCGACACGATTGACGTGGTTATGAATAACGATGCTTCAACCGGTATTGTCAAAGTATCTGCATTAGTCGCTCGTATGGGCTAAGCATTACAAATCTAAAAGCCTCCTAACGGGGGCTTTTTTTTGGAGTAAATATAAATGATTAGATTAGTTGAAAGCGTAAAAACGGGCCGTCAGTTTATTGCAACAGACGCATTACTTAAGCGTGCTGATATGCGACCAGTGGTTGAAACGCAGGTAGTCAAAAATCTTACTGATGAAGCATCAGGAGTGCCAGTAAATACGGAGCCAGAATCAGAAGCACCAGAAGATAATCAAGATGATGCTGAAAGCGGTGGCAGTCTCGATTTATCGTTATTTAGTGATGAAGATTTGAAAGAGTTTGCTAAATCAGCACCTTACAATATTAATGTTACTCACAATATGCGCCGTGACACTATCGAGAAAAAACTTATTGAAGTGATGGGCGAGTAATCGTGGCATTAGTTAGCAGCATTGTTGCCAGGGTGTCGGAATTACTAAATGATTCAGATCTTGTTAGGTGGACTGAGCCAGAGCTTGTTTACTGGGTGAATGAAGGTATCAAGCAAATCGTTATCTTGTTGCCGGAAGCAAGCGCTGTCACAAAAGAGATTCAGTTAGTTACCGGTACTAAGCAGTCATTACCGTCTGATGGTGTTCGTTTAATTGACGTGCTGCGTAACACTGGGGTTGATGGCGGCGTGCCTTCTGAACCTATCAGGATTGTTGAACGTGACGTAATTGATACGCTCAAACCAACTTGGCATAAAGATAGATCGTCATTGGTAGCCAAGCACTTCATCTTTGACGGGCGAAACCCTAAGACGTTTTATGTGTACCCGCCTTCACGCGCTCAATATATTGAAGTGGTCTACTCCAAAACGCCGACTGTTTTAATTGAGTCAGATGATTTGGGTGATTTTAATATCTACAGCGCTTCAATTATTAACTATGTAATGCACCGTGCTTTTGCCAAAGATACCGAAGAAGGCAACCAGGCTCGTTCAAGCGGTTATCAGCAATCGTTTTATACTTCAATCGGTTTATATGACCAAGCAGATGGCAAAGTTAGTCCGAGCAACTTTGCACCACCACGTAACAGACAAACAGGAGATCATTACTGATGGCCCGTATTAGTGAATTGTTCCCCGATGTAATGCTGTATGTGCCTGGCTGCCCTGAGCCATTGGTAGAACAAAAGATCCGTGATGCGGCTATTGAGTTTTGCAATCTATCAGGGTACTGGCAAGAAGAGTTAGATCCCTTTGATACCGAAGCAGATCGAGGCACTTACGATATTGATGCACCGGCAAATGCAGTAATAAGACATATTCTCACGTTAAAAGCAGATGAAGAAATATTAATACCATCTAAAACCGTGTCACTGGATAGACGAGCGGAACACTGGCGTACACGGACTAACAAGCCACGACGGTACGTGCTTAAGTCAATGACTGAGCTTTTACTCACGCCGACACCGGACAAGATTTATAGCATTACAGCCTTTGCAAGCTTACGACCTTCTAACAATGCAACAGAAATACCAGACATATTGATGGACTTTCAGCGTGAAGTGATTGCCTCTGGTGCCATCTTCAAGCTAATGACAATACCAACCCGTCAATGGACCGATATGAATAGTGCTGCCATTTATAGACAGCAATTCTACCGAGGCGTAAAGCAGGCCCGTATTGATGCAAACAAACAATATAGTAATGCTCCTCAATTTTTAACACCTAAACCATTCGCATAAGGATTAAACCATGTCTGCTTTCTCTAATTATCTTGAACAAGCACTGATCAATGCCACGTTACGCGGCACCACTTATACCGGTGGCACTGTTTTTATCGCTCTTTACACCAGCGATCCAACCGATGCCGATAGTGGCGTTGAAGTATCTGATTCTGCCTATGTAAGACAAGTAGCAGATGCTACGGCAGCAGCCGGGTTTGATGTGCCTGATACAACAGGTGGTGACACCGCTAATACTGCTGTAATTACTTACCCTGGCATTGCTGATGTTGAGATTGTCGTAACGCATTGGGCCATATTTGACGCTGAAATAGGCGGTAACATGCTTTATCAATCGGTTTTAACTCAGGCTAAGACACTGCAAGTAAGTGATGTAATGTCATTTCCAGTTGGATCGTTAACCGTAACACTAGCGTAGTAGGCTATATATGCTTGCTGGCTTTGAATTAAATAGTGCTGAATTAAACGCAAGCCCGATCTCAGCAGTTGAGGGTGCGGGTACTGCTTCTGCTAGTGCCTCCGTTGCAGGTGCCGGAATAGTAACTAGGTCATTATCAGGAACGGCTAGTGCGACAGCTTCTTTATCTGGATCAGGCATTTTTATAAGGCTTGGTCAAGGTAATGCAACTGCAACTGCAACATTAGTTGGTGAAGGTTCCTATGGGATACGGATCATTTATGGTGCGGGTGATTGTGCGGCGGCGGCAACATTAAGTGGTAACGCACATAGAGTCGCTAATGCTCAAGGTAGTATAAGCGCCTCCGCTATTGCAACATCATCGTCATCATCTGTATTAAGACTTGGCAGATCAGATATAAATGCCAGTGCCAGTGCAAGTGCCGCAGCAGTAAGAACAGTCATTGCTTCTTCCAGCCTATTCGTAAGCGCCAATGCAATAAATAACGCCACCAAAGTAACGCGAAATGGCAGGGGCAGCTTAACGGCAACAGCGCTAGCTACAGGTATCGCGCTTACCAACTATCGGGTACCAGCTCCATTTGTGAGGCAGGTATTTGTCAGACAAAGCCTTCGCGGTATCAGCGTTAATCAAGAAAACAGAACAATAAGGGTAGCTGCATAATGCAAACATTTGAAAAACAGCCCAGTGAAGTACTCGACTACGACATTGACATGTCTGAATGGTTTGAAGATATAGGTTCAGATGATATTGAATCAGTCACGGTTACTGTTGATGGCACCGGTATCGCACCCAGTTTAGTGCTTGGCCCTGATGCCTTTCCCGTATTTGATATTCTTGGCTCATCATCGACCAGCTTTAAAGTGTGGGTTGGCGGTGGTGTTGACGGGCAATCGTACAAAATTACAGCTAAAGTAGTGACCGCAGCAGGGCGCGAAAAAGAAACCGACTTTAAGATCAAGGTGAAAGAATTATGAAGCAGTTATTTGCTAACAATGCTAGAACTGCCGTGGCAACCACGCTTGCAATCGGTGGCACGTCCTTAACTGTATCAGATGGCAGTGTATTTCCAGCAGTAGGAATAAATGAATACTTTCTGGTCACACTGTTCAGGTTGACCGGCAGTGTTGAGTCGGGCCATGAAGTGGTTAAGGTTACTGATAGATCAAGTGATGTACTGACGATTGAACGTAGCTATGAAGGTGCAAGTGCTACTGAGTTTTTAGCAGG